AAGATTCAAAGAAAAAAATCCTAATTATATTAACAATTATAATAAACAACGGAAAAAAGAAGATATCTTGTTCAATCTAACTTGTAGTATGAGAAATCAAGTAAACAGGATTGTTAAATCGGATAATTCTAGAACTACTGACATAATTGGATGTTCCCCCCAAGAATTAAAAGAACATTTAGAAAAACAATTTGTAAGTGGTATGACTTGGGAAAATAGAAATGAATGGCACATAGACCACATAATTCCTTTATCATCCGCTAAAACAGAAGAGGAACTATATAAATTATGTCATTACACAAATCTTCAACCTTTATGGGCGGAAGATAATTTGAAAAAAAGTAACAAAATTATTGTTGAACAATTAAAAAAATAACAAAGTGACTAAAACATTACTCGTAGATGCAAATAATTTGCTCAAGATAGGATTCTATGGGGTTAAAGAGTTTTACCACAAAGGTGAGCACATCGGAGGTATTTATCATTTTTTAAATACCCTCCGTAAATTCATAGAAGAACAAAATTTTGATAAGGTAGTTGTAATGTGGGACGGTGACTCAAATTCATCCGCACGAAAATTAATATACCCCAAATATAAAGAACAAAGAACCTCAACGGAAACTGACCAAAAAAAGGAGTCTTTTTACAGACAAAAAGAAAGAATCAAACAATATTTGGAAGAAATGTTTGTAAGACAAATTGAGGTTAATAATAATGAAGCCGACGACCTTATATCATATTATTGTCAAATAGCAGAAAACGAACAAATAACCATCTTTTCAGGGGATAGGGATCTTACACAACTTATTTCAGGTAAGGTGTCAGTTTATTCACCCAACGCAAAAAAAACATATAAGATGGGTGATATGATTAAAAATAAGGAATTAGAATTTCCCCACTATAACATTAAAACAATCAAAATTTTATGTGGTGATACTTCAGATAATATTGATGGTATTAGATTACTCGGAGAAAAAACATTGGTTAAATTATTTCCCGAAATACTTGAAAATCCAATATCATTTAATGATATTTTATTAAAAGCAGAAACACTTTTAAAAGAAGATAAAGAAAATGTCGCACTTAAAAATTTACTTACAGGAAAAACAAAGGATGGTATATATGGTGAAGAATATTTTCAAATAAATGAAAAGATAATTGACTTATCTAACCCACTAATAACTGATAACGCAAAACAAATCGTCCAAGATTATTATAAAGAAACATTAGACCCTGATGGTCGTGGATATAAGAACTTAATTCGAATGATGATGGAAGATGGTTTGTTTAAATATCTACCAAAAAATGATAACGCTTGGGTTGAGTTTTTAAGACCCATTTTAAAATTAACAAGAAAAGAAAAAATCAAATTCAAAAACCAAAAAAACAAATTATGAAAGAGCAAGAAATTACAAAACTTGAATTCCTTTTGAAGGTCAATGACAACATTATTGTCCAAAGATTTTTTAACGTCAGGGGTTATAACCCAAAGGCTAAAAATTCAATCGATCTGCATGAATTTATTGAGGAGTTTATTACAGAATTTCGTGAGAATCTTAGAGTTAGAACTGCGACTTATATGATGGATAATCAATATGAGATTTTTGAAAACCCTGATATTATGGAAACTTCATTTTTGGATGGACCGGAAAAATTTACATTAACCATTAAAAATGGTGAAAACATTCTTTATTCAAGGTACATGGATGCGAAGGTTTATCCTCCAAAAGTTAGATACACAGTCGATCTTCGACCAAAATTAAAACCCATTCTGACATCCCTAACCGAGATTTTTTCAACAAAAAAATTAAGTTTTGATTATATGAATTATAGTTTGGATGTGTAATATTTATCAATACATCAAAGATAAAATATATGGCGACAGAGAAAAATTTTGAATATTTAGGACAAACATTTCAGTTACAATTACTTAACCAACTTGTCATTGATAAGGAGTTCGCCCATTCTATTATTGATGTTATTGAACCAACCTATTTTGAAAACAAATACTTCAAAATCATTTTACAAATGATTAAAGAGTATTTCAAAAAGTACGAAGCATCACCATCGTTTGAAACGATAAACCAAATTACAAGAAGCGAATTACCTCAAGAAACCGTTGCAAAGGTTGTGATTGACACAATAAAAAAAATCAAAGATATTAACGTTGAAGGACTTCAATTTGTTCAAGAAAAGGCTTTGAAATTTTGTAAGCAACAAGAAGTTTCAAAAGCCATGACAAAGGCTCAGAAAATCATTGATGGTGGTGAGTTTGAAAGTTATGACACAATTGAGGAATTATTTAAAAATGCGTTACAAGTCGGAGAAAGAGAAATTTCACTTATGGATGTTTTCTCAAACCTGGACGATGTTTTAAACGAGGATTATAGACATCCAATCCCTATGGGTGTTCCAGGTATTGATAGGTTATTAAAAGGTGGATTGGCTAAAGGTGAGATTGGTGTTATACTCGCCCCGACAGGTGTTGGAAAAAGTACCCTACTCACTAAGATAGCAAATCACGCATTTAATTTGGGTTATAATGTACTTCAAATATTTTTTGAGGATAACCCAAAGATAATTCAAAGAAAACACATCGTATTATGGACAGGAATCCACCCTGACGATTTGACCGTAAAAAAGGATGAAGTGATACATAAAGTAAAAGAAGTTGAAGGATCAATGAAAAATAAACTAATTTTACAAAAATACGCTTCAGATACGTTATCTATGAACCAGATTAAAAATTCAATAAGAAAATTAATTGCCGATGGTCAGCAAATTGATATGGTTTTACTTGATTATATTGATTGTGTTTTACCTGATAGGCAGTTAGAAGATGAATGGAAGTCGGAAGGTTCGGTTATGAGAGGATTTGAAGCGATGTGTCACGAATTAAGTTTGGCCGGATGGACCGCAACTCAAGGCAATCGGTCAAGTATCTCCTCCGAAGTTGTTACCACAGATCAAATGGGGGGTTCTATTAAGAAAGCTCAAGTTGGTCACGTTATTATATCAGTTGCTAAGACATTACAACAAAAGGAAATGAAATTGGCAACAATCGCCATTACAAAATCTCGTATCGGAGATGATGGTATAATCTTTGAAAATTGTAAATTTGACAATGCGATGCTTGAAATAGATGTTGAATCATCTACAACATTCTTGGGTCATGAAGAAAACAAAGAGGAAGAACGTCGTAAAAGAATGAAAGAATTGATGGATAAAAGAAAAGAAAAAGATCAAAAATTAAATTAATTATGGAACAAATTTTAAAAGAAAACCCCAACCGTTTTGTTATATTTCCCATCGAGTATCACGATATATGGGAATTTTATAAAAAACATCAAGCCGCATTTTGGACTGCTGAAGAAGTTGATTTGAGTGGTGATATCAGAGATTGGGAAATGTTGTCTGATAACGAAAAGTTTTTCGTTAAAAATGTATTATCATTTTTTGCGGCTTCTGACGGAATTGTCAATGAAAACTTGGCAGAAAACTTTTATAGGGAAGTACAATACCCCGAAGCTAAATTTTTCTATGGTATTCAGTTGGCAATGGAAAATATCCATTCTTTAATGTATTCATTATTGATTGATACATATATTAAAGATCCAAATGAAAAATTGGAATGTTTCCGGGCGATTGAACATCTCCCCGCAGTTCAAAAGAAGGCCAATTGGGCTCTTAATTGGATAAACAACGCATCTTTTCAAGAAAGATTGGTAGCGTTCGCAGCGGTTGAGGGTATTTTCTTTTCAGGTTCATTCTGTTCCATTTTTTGGTTAAAATCACGAGGAATAATGCAAGGATTATGTAACGCAAATGCCTTGATTTTTAAAGATGAAAATTTACATTGTGATTTTGCAATACATCTATTCAATAATCATTTGGAAAATAAAATTTCAGAAAAAAGAATTAAAGAAATTTTGTTGTCGGCACTTGAAATTGAAAAAGAATTTATTACCGAATCATTACCAGTTTCATTAATTGGTATGAACCAAAACCTAATGAAACAATACTTGGAGTTTGTTGTTGATGGACTTTTGGTTAAATTCGGTTGTCAAAAACAATTCAATGTGGAGCAACCATTTAAATTTATGGAGCAAATTGCAGTTGAAACCAAAGGTAATTTCTTTGAAAGTAGAACAATTGAATACCAAAAAGCAAAATTGAACGAAGCAATTTCGTTTGATGAAGATTTCTAAAATTTAAAATTTTAAACCTATGTCACTTACAATAATTAAAAAAGGTGGAGAAGAAGTTGCTTTCAATCCAACCAAAATATATAACAGAATAAAAAAAGCTGCTAAATCTCTGAATGTTAATTCAGATGAAATATTCATTAAGGTAATCACATCAGTTCCAACTGAAGGAAAAATTACAACAAAAGATTTGGATAAGTTGATATATGAGATATCTGCATCATATACTGGTAGTCACTATGATTACAGTAGGTTGGCAGCAACAGTTGCAATATCTGCTTATCATAAGGAAACCAATCCAAGTTTTTCAGAAGTAATGGAGACCTTAAATAAGGAAGGGATTATCAATGATGATTTGATTTTAACTATTAAAATTTATGGTAGAGAAAAAATTGACCAAGTAATCAATCACGAACTTGATTATAACTTTGATTATTTTGCGTGGAGATCTTTACAAGAAATGTATCTAACAAAAAATTCAAGCGGAAAGTCAATTGAAAGGCCACAACACATGTATATGAGAGTTGCGCTTTGGGTTACAAATTCCTTTGAGGAGGCTATTGAATATTATTATTCCTTGTCAAATCAATTAATTTCACCGGCAACTCCTATTATGATTAACGCAGGAACTAAGGTTCCTCAGTTAGCGTCTTGCGTTTTGCACTATAATAATGATGATTCAAGAAAAGGACTTTTGGATACACTAAAAGACATCTCAACTTATTCATCTGACGCAGCTGGTATCGGTCTATGTATGAGTAATATCAGATCAAAGGATACAAGAATTTCATCATCAGGTGGATTTGCTGGCGGACTTTTGAAGTATCTTAAAATTGTCAATGAATCGTTAAGATTTTTCAATCAACAAGGCAGAAGACCAGGTAGCGCGGCCATTTATATTGAACCTTGGCACAAAGATATTTTTGACCTTTTGGATATTAAAAAAAATACAGGTCCTGAGGAGTTAAGGGCAAGAGATCTTTTTACTTCTTTGTGGTTACCTGATAATTTTATGAGGGCGGTTAAAGAAAACTCACCTTGGTATCTTTTCTGTCCTGATGACATATTAAAAGCGGGTATCAAACCTTTGCAAGAATGTTATGGTGAAGAATACGAACAAAATTACAATAAGGCGGTTAGCTTAGGTTTAGGAAAAAAAGTAAGTGCTCAAGAACTTTGGTATAAAATAATTGAATCTCAAATTGAAACAGGTGTTCCTTATTTATGTTCTAAAGATAACGCAAACAAAAAAACCAACCATCAAAACATTGGTGTAATAAAACAATCAAATCTGTGTAATGAAATTTATCAATATACAGACGAACAAACAACCGCTATATGTACCTTATCATCTCTAATTCTAAAGAATTTTATTGAGGATGGCAAGTTCAACTTTCAAAAGTTATTTGAACAAACTAGAAAAATTGTCAGAGCTTTAAATAAAGTGATTGATATTAATTTTTATTCTACTGAAAAGGGTAGAAAAGGTGGTTTAGAGCAGAGAGCAATTGGAATTGGAACTCAAGGGTTGGCCGATGTGTTTTATTTATTGGATTATGAATTCACGTCAGAAGAAGCAAGAAAATTAAATAAACAAATTTTTGAAACCATATATTATGGGGCTATATATGAATCAAATGATTTATGTAGGAGAGCGATTTATAAACCATACGACTTCTTTAAAGGATCACCAATCTCACAAGGAGTGTTTCAATTTAATATGT